CCAGTATATTTCTAAGAAATCAATCTGGCTATTGGCATTGGTGCTCCATAGCTTACCTGTTTGTTCGCATATGGTCAACACAAAACCCATGGTCTGTCCATCTTCACTGAGTGCCGCATCAGTGATAATACCACCTAGATAAGCAGTACCATAGACCACAGGCACACGATGTTCCATGTCAGCATTGACCTGCACACGCACACCCTTGTCAGGTTGATAAGGATCAGCAGTGCGACTAAGTTGTTCTGGTTTGGTAGCATCATTTTCTTTGCTGACTGCTGAAGTAATCTTATTCAATAAGAAACCAGTGCCAGCAGTGCGAACAATCTGAGCACCAATGGTATTACCCCCTAGCCAGTCTAGAGCTGAGCTGGCAAAATCACCTATTTCATCAAGCCATGACATTATTTTGCTGCTCCAAAGTTATAGTTTGCATCTTTGATATTAGGCACACGATCCATGGCCAAGTCATCAGGATAATAACTCTTTTCATCAAATGGATTGGTCCTACGACCCTGTATTTTATTTGACAGTTGACTGATATTGCTGGCACAGATTAGAGCTATGGTATTCTTACTGGTTCTTGTGGTGTAGTCAAATTCTTCCTGCAGAGTAAAGTTGTTGACAATGCCAAAGAATCTGCCTGCTGGATTACCTGGAATATTTAATGCCTGACCAGTGGTGGGGTTAAAAAATACTCTGTAGACTGAGACAGGACTGCCTTTGATGCGGCTGTTGACCAATTCACTGATACTGGTATTAGGTATGCCAGTGACTGTGATAGTCAATGAACTGCCACTGCTACGCAGTTCGCTGGTACTGGTAGTGATACCAATAAGTTGTCCTAGACCAGTGTAGACATCACCAGCAACAGTGATATCTTGATTGTAGTCACTGAAGCGTAGGACTTCTTGTGTAAAACTGTCATTAGGGCCAACCCTATAGTAGTCAATGGTTAGGCTGACAAATAAGCCAGTTCTAACACTTGAATAACTGCTGAGATCAATCATAGCATATACTCATGAAATATAAATGGGCCATCCCAACTGACTTGGTTACGAGCCATAATGGTCCATTTAGGGAATTGTACGCAGACCACACTCCAGGTGCAGTTCTGTCCTACTGAAATAGCAGTGCCTGTCACAACGGTGTTATCCAGTATGGGTCTATGCAGAGTAACTGAGTTTGAATTGTAGGCCACATCAGCTGCTACAGTATAGACATGACCTGTGCTTAACTGTATGAAGTCACCTGCCTTAAATTTATAACCACTGCTGGTAGTAGGGCTTGTGGTCAAGGTAATTGATGTTGCACCTTTGGTCCAAGTGGCCTGAAAGCCTGTTGAATTCACACTGTTACCTTGATAGCCAGTGAGCCAACTATGCCCTGTTGAATTAATCTGTATGGTTGACTGCGTGACACGATCTAATTTTTCAGCTAGACTGATATATCCTCTAAGCTCAGTCCAAGGAATACCATCAGCCACCTTGGCTTCAAATACCCAAGTCTGCCCACCACGGCTCACAGTTCTTGTAACTCCACTGCGACTGGTAGTTGACGCTACCACTTGTTTTCGTTCAATGCTGATTGAGTCAGCACGGTCTATAATCCATTGAAAGTCACTCATTTATTATCTTCTCCCTGCTATGCCTAGGGCACCTTGTTGTGCCACAGCGTGTATGAAACCTGGATCTTGTGCAATTAGAGCCTTGAAACTCATGGCATCAACTGCATTGATATTGTAGGTAACTGAACCACCACCCATCATTGGTGTAATGCTAGCTGGTCCACGAATCAATTCAGGACCATGCTCTCCAGCGACACCCCATTTACCAGCACCTAGATTGCCACCACCAGCAAAGAATCCGCCAAAGAAATCACCAATGCCACCAATGATATCTCCTAAAAATCCTCCGCCAATACCACCACCTGATGCAGTACTTGGAGCACTACCACCAAATATACCTGACACAGCATCAGCAACACCTCCAAAGATACCTTTGATTGTGTCCATAAAGCCACCACTTTCTCCGCCTATGGCTGATCCTGCTACTCCAGCTATATCAGCAGGTATAACATATAGTGCGCTGCCTGCTGAACTGCCATCACGACGGTTGCCTCCTACTAGAGCACCTAGTAGTTTGCTAAATCCACCTAGTGGACCAGCAGCTTGAGTTGATGAACCAGGATTGAATAAGCTGGCCAATAACTGTTTGACATTGCTGCGTAGAACTTCTTCAGCCATTGAAGCCACAAAGTCTTTCCATTGGAATTTACCTGTCTTGACAAAGTTAACAATAAGGTCTTCCATGCCACTCATGGTCTTATCAAATAATCTCAATGCGGCTGCACCTGCATCATTGGCAGCTTCAACATAACTGCGGAATGCCTTATTCCAATTTACACTAAAGTCTTTGGCCACACGCTCTGTTTGACGAGCAGTGTCTAGTTCTTTTTGAGCTTGTTCAGTATAGCCTTTAACGATTGATGCTTTTCTTTCTTCGCTGATGCCTTTGTATCTTTGCTCACCTGTGACCATGTCAGTGATAACACCACTGGCTTTAGTTTCAGCAAGTATTTGTTCTTCAGCTAATTTGTTGTTGGCCGCGGCAATATCATAATATTTCTTTTCAGTTTCAGTTAGATAAGTCTTGTTAAAATCATCTTGCAGGGCTGCTAGTTTATTGGCCATGCTGATCTGTTGATCATAGGCTTTGATAAATTGATCAATGGCACGAGCTTTTTCAGCATTGGCCTGTATGGCTTCTTGTGCTTGTTTTCTTTCTGTTTCATTAAGCTCAGTGACTTTGACCTTTTGTAAGATCAAGGCATTAATTATGGCTTCTTGACCTGTTTTATTAGCATTAGTTGTGGCAGCACGAGCTTGTGCAATCTTTTGATCAATGTCAGTGAGTTGTTTTTTATAATTTAGATCAAAATCAGCTAATGCTTGGTTGGCCTTAATCTCTTCAGTAGTCAATCCAAGATTCTGTGTTTCTAGATTAATTTTACGAATAAGTTGTTCATTGGTTTTAGAATAAGCTTCAGAAATCTGTTTAATACCAGCTATTTCTTTTTCCCAATATGGTGCTACTTGAACTTGAGTTGCAGCAGGAGCTGGTTGTGCTGCCTGACCACCTTGACCTCGTCGGCCACTACCCATCTTGTCAAGTTCATCATTGACTTTCTTAAGACCAAATACTGTGGCAGCAACAGCACCTAGACCTAGAGCTATGTTTAATATTCTACCAACAGCAGTACCTGATTCTACCAATTTCATAGCAACAAATAATGCTTCAATACCAGCAGTAATTTTACCTATGGCCAGAGCAAATTCAACAGCTAGAATTACTGCACTAGCACCAAAATAAACAGCAAAAGCAGCACCAGCAAGTTCTACAATCTTTTGAAATTTACTAAAATCAGTGCTCATGCTGGTAATAAAATCTAATATACCAGTGCGTTCAATAAGTTCAATAAAGGCCAATTGTAATTTCTTAGTAGAATCTTCTAATCTTTGATTGGCTTCTTCAGCTTTGACAATACTGGTAGCCAGTTTATAATTTTCAGCGCTGACTGTGGTAGTGCCAGCAGCTAGTCCTGCCCAATCAATATTTCTAGCTTCTTTGCCTAGAGTTCTAAATGCTAGGGCATTGCGCTCAACAGGGTCACTCATGCCTGCTAATTTTTCTATAATCTTTTGTATAGCTTGATCAGTGTTTAAGTTGCCAATGTCATTAAGACTAAATCCTAGAGCAAATAGACTTTCTTGAGCTGCTTGGCTTCCATCACGAGCTTCATATAGATAGTTTGATAATTTACTAATAATTCTACCCAAAGCTTCTGCTTGCCCACCATTGGCAGCAAAGGCCTGTTGTAGTTGTAGAATGCGAGCAATACTGACATCAGTGCCCTTGCTGAGATCGCTGATATCATCAGCTACCTGAAGTGCTCTGCGACCAAATTCTAATATGCCAGCACCTAGAATAGCTGTGGTAAGATTAAACATGGCACCTTTGAGCTTGTCAGCTGCTGAGGTTAACTTATCAAAATGTCCTTGGCTTGAAGTACTGGCCTGTGCAACCTTAGCACCAAAGCCAGCGGCATCATTACCAGCTGAGGCTAATTTACCTTTGTATTGGCTGTCATCTAAGACTAGGGTGACTGTGATATTCTCTGCCATGTTATTTTCCTTTAGATTTTGCTAGGAACTTCTTGACTTCTTGGTCCAATGTAGCCCTTGCTGGAGCACTCATACCTTTAGGTGCTTGATCGCTACCACGCATACCACGAGCAGTCATATGACGACCAGCATCTAGTACTCCAGCATAGGCATAATTGGCTTCAATATCCTGCCCTTTAAGACGAGTATTGCGCTTGGCATTACCTGTTTTAACAGGTGTTACATCATAGAATGTTTGAAACACCTTGGGCATGACCTGAGCCTTCAGGCCTGCGTATTTGTTTAAGGCAGTTTGGAATTTCTTTATGTCTGAATCAATGCTTACTTTCATTTTGTCTGGCTCGCTGGTGAATTGCTAATAATTCTTCCTGACTCAAGTGCGGAGTTGCAATCTTAGCACCTGATTGGCTATAACTTTCCTGTCTAGCCTTGTAAGTGTTTACAGTATCCATGACATAAAGATCAAATGTCGTGGCTTCTTGCATAACTTGACTGGGCAACATCTTGTACTTTTCTGCTAGTAGGTCCACAGTGAGTATCATATGCAGATGAGTCTCGTCATAGTTAATGCCGCCACGACTTAGTTTCCCAAGGTTTCCATTAGCTTATTGGCCACACGCACCATGATCTTTGTAGGTAAAATTAGGCCGTCTTTCATCACAGGTGTTCC